AGATTAGGAGCCTTGCTAACTATAATGGCCGCAAGAGAAACTAGTAAAATTAAGATAGAAATAAGGAAGAAACAACTTGTTAAAAGAATACGGACTTGATGTCCAAAGATTATTTCTAGAGATGATGTTAGAAGACGCCACAAGTTATGTGCGTGTTCAGAACATTTATAACGCACAAAACTTTGATCGAAGTTTGAGACCTGCGGCTGAGTTCATCAAAGAACACACAGACAAGCACAAGACCATGCCCGACAGGTCACAGATAAGTGCAACCACTGGCATCAAACTTGCCGCAGTGCCGGATCTCAATGAAGGTCACTTTGACTGGTTCATGGGCGAGTTTGAAGCATTTACTCGACGTCAAGAACTTGAACGTGCAATTTTAAAATCAGCAGACTTGCTGGAGAAGGGCGAATTTGAACCCGTTGAAAAACTCATCAAAGATGCAGTACAGATATCACTCACCAAAGACATGGGCACTGATTACTTTGCTGATCCTAAGGCTCGCATTGAGAAGTACTTCAACTCAGGTGGCCAAGTAAGCACAGGCTGGCCACAACTGGATAGATTGTTGTATGGTGGTTTTAGCCGAGGCGAACTCAACATCTTTGCCGGCGGATCAGGCTCAGGTAAGAGTCTTGTGATGATGAATATTGCGTTGAACTGGTTGCAACAAGGTTTAAGTGGTGTTTACATTACACTAGAACTTTCAGAGGAACTTACAAGTTTGCGAACAGATGCTATGTTGACCAACATGAGTACCAAGGACATTCGTCGTGACATGGACACAACTGAACTCAAGATCAAACTGGTGGCTAAAAAGTCTGGTAACTATCAAGTCAAGGGCTTGCCAGCACAAAGCAACATCAATGACATTCGTGCTTATTTGAAAGAGTATCAAATTCAAACAGGTAAGAAAGTGGACTTTGTGATGATTGACTATTTGGATTTGTTGATGCCAGTAAGTGCTAAAGTTAGCCCTAACGACTTGTTTGTAAAAGACAAGTATGTGAGTGAAGAACTACGTAACTTGGCCAAAGAACTGGGTGTGCTAATGGTAACTGCGAGTCAGTTGAATAGATCAGCCGTGGAAGAAGTTGAGTTTGATCACTCACACATTTCGGGTGGTATTTCTAAGATCAATACTGCCGACAATGTGTTTGGTATCTTTACAAGCCGTGCTATGAAAGAGCGTGGCAAGTATCAAATACAATGTATGAAGAGTCGGAGTTCAACAGGCGTTGGGCAAAAAATTGACTTAGAATACAACATTGAAACCATGCGTATCACAGACGAGGGTGGAGATGAAAAAGACAACTTCCGTGGTGGTGCCAAACCCAGCATCATGGATTCAATCAAAGCCAAGAGTCAAGTCAAGACTACTGAAGAAGGTGAATCTTCTCCGCCATGGGAACGTGCTAAACCCCGGGAAGACTTTGATCTAGAAGCACCCAAAATCACAGCAGATGTGCAAAGCGCCAAACTCAAACAGTTGTTGGGACAGATCAAAGGTGCCTGATAACACTGATTTTTATTGTCCATTGTACAACCAAGGATTGTACATTGAAAAATTAAATCAAACAGAAGCACAGGTATCAATGTGCTGTTATCAAACACCCAGTGAAAAATTATACTCTGACGTAGATTTTATCAATAATGATTATTTGTCTAGTGTTAGAAAAACTTATGCAAATGGCCAAGCGCCAGTTGAATGCAATGCCTGTTGGCGACTTGAAAAGTTAAACTATCAAAGTTATCGACAAGGTGCAATACTATCTCAAACTGTTCATCAGCAGTCAATGCATTCTACCACAGTTCTGACTAATCTATTGTATAATTGTGAAAATGTTTGTAATTTAAAATGCATCATATGCGGTCCAAGATATAGTAGTTTGTGGAAAGACGACTATAAAAAATTAGGATATCCAATTCGCGACAGGACAGAATCCAAAACAAAAACCAAACATAATAATATTTTTTCAAAATTAGATTTTTCAAAATTAGAAAATATACATTTTCAAGGCGGCGAACCTTTTTTAACTACAGACCATAAAAAAATATTACAGAAGGCTCGCAATGATGGTTCTATCGGCAATTTGATAGTGAGTTATAATACTAATGGTACGATGCTACCTGATCAGGAAACCATTGAACTTTGGAAACAAGTCAAATTGGTCAAGATTTATTTTAGCATCGACAGTGTTGGTGACAGTTTTAACTATGTGAGATTTCCTGCTGACTGGAAGCAAGTTGAAAATAATATTGTGAATGGATTTTTTAAAATTACAGATATCAATATTGTTTTTTCTATAGGCCCAACAGTGAACATTACTAATGTTTTTTATATAGGGGATGTTATTAATTGGGTAGAAAAAAATATTGCATATAACTTGCAAGGAGATTCTACAGAAATTTATATCAACCCAGTGGGAGATGTAGGATATGGAGGTCAAGTCTTAAATCTTAAAAATCTCAGCCATGAACTGCAACAACGTGCCCTAGAATATCTTGACAAATTCCAATACCACAAAGCAATACCCCCAATTATGAATTCATTATCCTTTGTGTCACAGAATCCTGACAACTGGATTGACTATCTAAATCAGATAGATCAAATAAGATCGACCAATTGGCAAAAAGCACTTTGTCAACTAAGTCAACATATTGTATAATTCGGGTAGATATTGCTGCCATTGAATGCCTTTTGCAATGTCTTGCTGGGCTATTTGTTTTAGGCATTCTTCCCAATTTTGTTGATCCTGATCAGTGTGCTCTATTCCAATGTATGTGTCAAAATCTACTGTTGATAATATTTCTTTTAAATGTTGTTTTATAAACTGCGGTAGTGCTCGAGGCTGTAACCAAACAGGACGGTAAATGGGATTGTTACTGTAAGGAATTTGATTTTGATTGAACCATTCAATAGTTTGGTTATGATATAGCACATTTAGATTGCTTAATGTGTAATTTGAACTTACATTATCGGTCACCTGACGAAAGAATTTCAAGTTGTCTAATAGATCCGTCCACTTCAGTGGAAATCTAAGATATTCAAACACCGGTCCGGTTCCGTCGATGCTGAGGCAGAAATTTACATTTTTAAACTTACTTAAAATTTTCTTCTGACGATTACTGAGCGCAACACTACCGTTAGTTACCATGCTCAAAAATACAGTATCGTTGTCTAATTCTAGCAAATGCTCAAGTAGTTCAAAATTCTTTTTCTCATAAAGAGGCTCGCCGCCAATGAGACTCAACATTTTGAGTTCTGCAAAATTTACTTTTTGTTTGATTAAATCAATATCCACAAAAGTAGAACGTTGAATCGGAATAGTAGGATTTGTTCTATGATTTAATTGACTCCAACTGCTACTGCTACCAGGGCCACAACTAACACAAGTGGCATTGCAGGTATAACTGGTTAGCAATTTAAGCATGAGTATGCTGTTTTTGCCATGCTCGGCATCTTGTTTAATAAACTGTAAATCTCGATCCCAAGACCAATCTAATGCAGAATTTTTTAATTGTCGATCGCTTTGTAGCCCTTGTTCTTCGAGATTCCAGCATCTTTGACATTCAACAGGTTTTTTTCCCTCTAACATTTCTGTTTTGATTTTTTCTATATCATATTCACCAGGCAACAAACAACAGTGTTTTTCTCGTTGATTCCAGTTAATTTCTCTGCCAAACCATGGCAATACGCAAAATGTGTTCATGCTATATTTAACTTTTTAAGTGTTAAGATCTAATAAATAACTCAAAGGTCACTGACTCAAATGCAAAAACGCACCAGAAGTTTGTTAGAAGAATTAGACTCAATGTATGTTGAGCGTGAGCGCCATCTAGTTATAGAGAGCCGTGCTAGTAATGTAATAGCCAGTGCTATCAATCTCTTGGAACAAATTGACGCCGCTTTTCCTCCAGAGCAAGCAGAAAATCTAACTCGTAAATTGCTCAATGCTATTCGCACCAGAGATGCTGGCCGTTTTGAAAGAACAGTGAGACGTACCCATGCAGATTCATGAATTAACTCG